AACGTAACATTTATTAATAGTAATGTAGTTACTACAAATGATTTATATATTGTACTGGCAAATAATCAAAACACTTATGCTAACGTTAATACTGCTGGATTATCGGTTGGGCCAACTGGATCACCATTAACTTATTGGCAATATTTAAACGCATCTAATACATGGTCAACCAATGTGGGAATTAGTGCTACTGCTAATATTACATCTGGTAACGTATTAACAGCTGGATTGATTTCGGCAACTGGTAATGTAACTGGTGGTAATTTAATCGTTGGTACAGGTTTAGGTGGCAACTTATCGGGCGCTAACGTGATTAGTGCTAATGTGTTTAGTGCCAGTGGAAATATTACAGCTAGTTATTTCATAGGTAATATAATTAACGCTAATATTACTACTATTAACAGCGGCAACAGTAATGTAACTGTAGGTGCCAATGCCAACATCACTGTTGGCGTAAGCGGAGTAGGTAACGTAGTTGTGTTTGCTCCAACTGGCGAATATGTCACTGGATTAATCAGTGCTAGTGGTAACGTAACTGGTAATTACATTTTAGGTAATGGATCACAACTTACTGGAATTATTACAAGTGTATCTAATGTTGTAAACGGCAATAGTAATTTAAACATTGGATCTGCCAATGCCAACGTGACTATTAGTGTAAGTACTGTAGGAAATATAGCAGTATTCAGCCCAACAGGTATTAGTGTACTTGGTACTATTGTTGGAAATGGCAATATTACCGGTGGTAATGTATTAACAGCTGGATTAATGAGTTCAACTGGTAACGCAATACACGGAAATATTTTAACTGCTGGATTAATATCTAGTACTGGTAATGTAACATCAAATGCTAACGTAATAGCTGGTGGTAGTATAACTACTGGAGCAAACTTAACTGGTATAGGACTTACTGCTGGTAACTCTGGTGGCACTCCTTTAGCTACATTTGTATATAACAATACCACGCAAGGTTGGTTAAGCAATGTAAGTATTGCTCCATCAGCCAATATATCACTAAATTTAGGTACAACTGCTAATTATTGGAATAATTTCTATGCACTTAATGTTAATTCGGCTAACGTAACAGCTACAGCAAATATTTTGGCTACTGGCAATGTAACTGGTGGCAATATATTAACCGCTGGATTAATGTCCAGTAATGGCAACGCAATACATGGAAATATTCTAACTGCTGGTCTAGTAAGTGCTACTGGAAATGTAACTGGTAATTATATTTTAGGTAATGGTAGTCAATTAACTGGCATTATTACAAGTGTATCCAATGTGGTAAATGGTAATAGTAATTTAAACATTTCTGCGGCTAATGCCAATGTAACTATATCAGTTAGTACTGTGGGTAATGTGGCAGTATTTACGCCAACTGGTATTAGTATATTAGGTACTATTACTGGCAATGGCAATGTAACCGGTGGTAATGTATTAACAGCCGGATTAATTTCAGCTACATCAACTATTACAAGTGCCGCTAATATTACTGGTGGAAACATAACAACTGCTGGCTTAGTAACTGCTACTGGCAATGTAATTGGTGGCAATATTACAACAGTTGGATTGATTTCAGCTACTGGTAACGTTACTGGTGCTAATTTAATTGTGGGCACAGGATCAGGCGGCAACTTATCAGGTGCTAATGTTATTAGTGCCAACGTGTTTAGCGCAAGCGGCAACGTAACTGCTAATTATTTCCTGGGAAATGCTTATTACTTGACTAGTGTGCCATCCGGAAGTTTCGTATCTAATGGTAACAGTAATGTAACCGTAGGAGCCAGCGCCAATATTACCGTGGCTGTAAGTGGAGTAGGTAACGTTGTAGTATGGGCACCAACAGGTGAATATGTAACTGGATTAATCAGTGCGTCAGGTAATGTAACTGGCGGTAACGTACTAACTGGTGGATTAATATCAGCAGCGGGTAATTTATTATCAAATGGTAATTTAAGTGTAGCAGGCAATGCTACTATTGTTGGTAATTTAAACGTTCAAGGTAACGTAACATTTATTAATAGTAATGTAGTTACTACAAATGATTTATATATTGTACTGGCTAACAATCAAAACACTTATGCTAACGTTAACAATGCCGGACTATCAGTTGGTCCGACTGGATCGCCATTAACTTATTGGCAATATTTAAACGCATCAAATTCCTGGTCAACCAATGTATCAATTAGTGCTACTGGAAATATTACATCTGGTAATGTATTAACAGTTGGATTGATTTCAGCTACTGGTAATGTAACTGGTGCCAATTTAATTGTAGGTACAGGTTCAGGTGGTAACTTATCTGGCGCTAATGTAATTAGTGCTAACGTGTTTAGTGCTTCAGGAAACATAACTGGTAATTATTTCCTGGGAAATGCTTATTACTTGACTGGTTTAACAATCAGCGGTGGAACTACTATTCTCAACGGCAATAGTAATGTTGTTGTTAATGCTAATGCTAACATAACTATTGGTGTAAGTGGAGTGGGCAACATTGCTGTATTTGCTCCAACAGGTGAATATGTAACTGGTTTGATAAGTGCTAGTGGAAATGTAACTGGCGGAAATATATTAACAGCTGGATTGATTAGTGCTACCGGCAATATTATTGCGGGTAATATTACTAATAATGGTTCAGAATCAGTTACTGGTAACATCACTGCTGGAAATATTATAACTGCTGGTATACTAAGTGCTGCCGGTACTGCTTCATTTAGTGCCACAGTTCAAATGACCACATCAAGCGGTACTATTTCTATTGGTACAAATCAAAACACTGGTAATACTGTAATTGGAAATGCCACACAAACTGGCACAATTACTGTTGGTCAATCTTCGGCCTCTCAAACTTTAAATGTTGCCAATGGCGCGGTTAGTAGTGGCAATATCAAAACAATCAATATTGGTACCAACGGAGTTGCGGGCTCAAACACAGTAATTACTATAGGAACCAATACTGGCAATGGAAATATATCATTTACAGCCAATACAATTTTAGCAGTTGCCAATACCAGCGGCTCTGCGTTAAGTGTTGCAGGTAACATAACTGGCGGAAATATTTTAACTGCTGGATTATTCAGCGCAACTGGTAACGTAACTGGTAATTATATTTTAGGTAATGGTGCATTGTTAACTGGAGTAAGTACTACATCAAGTAATATTAATTCTGGCAACAGTAATGTAAATATTGCGTCTGCTAATGCCAACGTAACTGTTTCAGTAAGTACTGTAGGTAATGTGGCAGTATTTACACCAACGGGTGTTTCCATATTAGGAACTATTACTGGCAATGGTAATATCACAGGCGGTAATATTACAACTGCTGGCTTGTTAACTGCCACTGGTAACGTAACTGGTAATAACTTATTAAGTACCGGATTACTCAGTGTAACTGGTAATGTAATCAGTGGCAATGTAAATACCACTGGTTTGACCGCTTCAGGAAATTCAACATTGGGTGGCGGCGGAGTTACAGTTGTTAATATTCAAAGTGGATCTAAACTTCAATTACAAGGAACGGCTAACGCAACATTTGGCTCATCGGGAGTACTTGATGGATCAAGCGGCAATGTAACTGGTGGCAACATATTAACACCTGGATTAATTTCAGCCACTGGTACAATTACTAGTGCCGCTAACATAGTTGGTGGAAACATAACCACTGTTGGTTTGATAACAGCAACTGGTAACGTAACTGGTGGTAATGTATTAACAGCTGGATTGATGTCAAGTACTGGCAATGCTATACATGGAAACATTACAACTGCTGGTCTAGTAAGTGCTACTGGTAACGTAATTGGTGGCAATGTATTAACAGCTGGATTAATGAGTTCAACTGGCAATGCTATACATGGAAATATTCTAACTGCTGGTCTAGTAAGTGCTACCGGAAACGTGACAGGTGGCAATATATTAATCGCTGGATCAGTAAGCGCAACTGGCATTATTATAACTCCTGTATCAGTTACTACTGCAACTATATCAGCTAACTTAACAATAGCCAACGGCCAAAACGGCTTATCAGTGGGACCAATGACTTATGCTAACAATGTGTCAGTAACTGTGGCCTCAGGACAAAGATGGATTATACTATAATATGAATAATTGTAAACAAAAGGAATCAAAATGAGCACAATATCAGCGGGCAACACACTAACAACTGGATTTATATCAAGTTCAGATACTACAGGTAATCTAGTATTCCAAACTAACGGCACGACTACAGCACTGACATTGAGTACTAGTCAGAATGCCACATTGGCTAACAATGCTAGTGTTGTTGGATCGGTAACGTCAGTTAATACATTTGGATTTAAAAATCGATTAATTAATGGCGGTATGGTTATTGACCAACGTAATGCTGGTGCTAGTGTTACGCAAGGAACAACAGGAACGCAGTATTGTTTAGATAGATGGCTAATTTTAGGAACGCAAGCATCTAAATTTACAGTTCAACAAAATGCTGGATCAGTAACACCGCCCGTTGGATATAGTAATTATTTGGGTTGCACCTCTTCATCTGCTTATAGTGTTACATCTACAGATTATTTTGGGATTCAACAACGTATTGAAGGTTTTAATACTGCAGATTTAGCTTGGGGAACCGCCAACGCCAAAACAGTTACTTTATCATTTCAAGTTTACAGTTCATTGACTGGAACTTTTGGTGGAGTTATCACTAACAGCGCATATAACTATTCATACCCATTTACATACACAATTTCTTCAGCAAATACTTGGACTTCTATTTCAGTAACAATAGCAGGACCGACAACAGGGACGTGGGTTGGTGCAACAAACGGTACTGGTCTTGTTGCTTTATTTGGTATTGGTGTAGGCTCTACATATAACGGAACCGCTGGATCGTGGTCTGCCAATACATATTTTTCAGCCACAGGCGCAACAAGCGTAGTAGGCACATCAGGCGCAACATTCTACATCACAGGCGTACAACTAGAAGTTGGCTCACAAGCAACGAGCTTTGACTTCCGTTCTTACCCAACAGAATTTGCAATGTGTCAACGCTATTATGAAACATCAGGAATTTTAAGTGGCTGTGTAGTTGGTATGTATTCCACTGCAAGTGGTTATGGCGGTTATTATTACAAAGCTACAAAAAGAACAGTTCCAACAATAACAACTTCCGCAATTGGTAATTTTACAGTTTATTGTGCTAGTGCAACATTTGGTGTGGCAAGTTTTGGAAGCACAGCGCAAATAGCTATGTGTACACTTGGTGTTAATTTAGCTACAACAGTTCCTTCCAATGGATATGCGGCATCAGTTAGTTCTACCGATGCAAATAGTTTAATGTTTTCTGCGGAGTTATAAAAAATGGAATACAACTATCAACAATTATTAGCGCCCTTTACAGGTCAACTAGATCCTACTCGTATCTTACGTTTGCCAGATAACGCTATCATCCCCAACGACTCAGCCAACACAGATTGGCAAGGTTACCAAGCCTGGTTAGCCGAAGGCAACACACCACTTCCACCAGCATAAGGATAATAAAAAATGACACTGATTACTAACGGCACAACAGGCATTACATTTCCAGATGGAAGTGTACAAGCTGTCGCGGCTAGTAATAGTACTCCGCAAGTAACAACTTATACCAGCGGATCTGGAACTTATACAACACCTACTGGCGCAAGATGGTTATTTGTTCGATTAGTTGGCGGTGGCGGCGGTGGTGGCGCATCGAGTACAAATGCAGGAACAACCGGTGGAAATACTACTTTTGGTAGCTTGACTGGTTCTGGTGGCATTGGCGGCGGAAATTGGACTGCCGGAGCATCTGGTGGAGCTGCTTCGGGCGGCGACGTTAATATTCAAGGTGGCGGCGGTTCAAGTGGTGGAACAGGAGGAACTAGTCCTGTAACAAGTGGCAACGGCGGTAGTTCTGCTTTAGGTGGTGGTGGATACGGGGCTCAACCAAATACTGGCGGCGGGAGTGCAGCGACAAATTCAGGTGGTGGCGGAGCAGGTGGAAATAATAGCTATCCATCCGGCGCATCTGGCGCGGGCTCTGTTGGAGCTGGTGGTGGCGCAGGTGGCTATGTAGAAAAAACATATACATCACCATCAGCAACCTATTCGTATGGTGTTGGAGCAGGTGGCGCAGGTGGCGCAGGCGACGGTGGCGCAACAAAATATTCTGGCGGCGGCGGCGGATCTGGAATTATTATAGTTACAGCGTACTTTTAAAAAAAATATATGACAGCAATTATTAACGGAACAGACGGTATTACATATCCATCGTGGACTACAGCTACTCGACCAGCTAGTCCCACAGCAGGACAAATGGGGTTTAATACAACCACTGGATTGTTTGATCAATATATAAGTGGTGCTTGGCAATCTGTTCCTTATGGCACAGGCGCTGTTCCGCAAGTAACAACTTATACCAGCGGGTCAGGAACTTATACAACACCTACTGGCGCAAAATATTTAACAGTTCAACTGGTCGGTGGTGGCGGCGGTGGAGGAGGTGGCGGTACTACATTATACAGCGGTACTGGTGGCGGCACTGGAGGAACTACTACTTTTGGTACATCTTTACTTTCTGCTACTGGCGGCACTGGCGGAGGTAGTGCAACTTTTGGACCTGGCGGCAATGGTGGAGCAGGAACTATAACTAGTCCAGCTACAGGTTATAGTATATACGGTGGTGCTGGTGGCGCTGCATGGTATGCTGGCGCAGGCTATAATAGCGCCGGCGGTGGTGGCGTGAACCCACTGGGCGGAGGATCTGGCTCAACTGGCGCAAATACAACAGGAAATGCTGGCGCTAATAATACTGGTGCAGGTGGAGGTGGTGGTGGAAGCGGAACTAGCTCATTTACTGGCGCAGGTGGCGGGGCAGGTGGATATATAAATGCAATTATTTCTAGTCCATCAGTAACATATTCTTACTTGGTTGGTACGGCTGGAACTGCTGGAACTGCTGGCAGTGGAGGTTCTGCTGGCGGAGCAGGAGCAACTGGTATCATTATAGTTACAGCATACTTTTAATAATTAACGGATAATAAACTATGGCCTCTACAATTAACGCACAACCAGGTTCAGCATTAGTAGCCACAGCCATCGTTAAAACTGCTGATAGCACGGGCAATCTTTCACTTCAAACTTCTGGGAATACAGCACTAACAATAGACACACTACAAAACATTACAGCCTCTTCCACTGGAGCATTTACTATTCCAGTTGGAAACACACTACAACGCCCAGCAAGTCCGGTTAGTGGAATGTTGCGATACAACACCACAATTTCCAATATGGAAATTTATATTATTAATACTTGGCTCACTTTAACATGACAACCACAATAAACGCAAGTTCAGCTGGTCTAATAGAAACAGCAGATACTTCGGGAAATTTACAATTCCAAACTAATAGCACGGCTGCCCTAACTATTGATAATAGTCAAAATCTTACTTGTAATGGAACTGGCACGTTTACTGTTCCTGTTGGCAATACAGCACAACGCCCAAGTAGTCCAACTAATGGTATGATTAGATATAATACCACCGGCGGGGTATTAGAAGGTTATATATTAGGAAGCTGGACCGCAATTAAATCTGGATCATATACAGCTTCTTACCTTATAGTAGCTGGAGGTGGCGGTGGCGGCACATGGGCTGGTGGTGGCGGAGGTGGCGGCGGCGGGTTGTTATCTGGAACTACTACACTTACCGGTGGCACTATTTATTCATTTACCGTTGGCGCAGGTGGCGCTGAAAATGTAAAAGGAGGCAATTCAGTAGCATTTAGCCAAACAGCTATTGGTGGCGGTGGTGGTGGACAAGGATATAATGGACAACCACCAATAGGCGGCAATGGCGGATCTGGCGGCGGCAGTGGCTCAGGCCCAGCTACACCAACTGGTGGTGGAACTGGAACTACTGGGCAAGGGTCTAACGGAGGAGGCGGTACTAATGGCCCAACATATTATTCTGGCGGCGGCGGTGGCGGAGCACTTTCTACAGGTCAAACAGCTGCTAGTAGCTTTGCCGGAGCCGGCGGGTCTGGAAACACAAGTTCTATAACTGGTTCAAGTGTAACTTATGCTGGCGGTGGTGGTGGTGGTGGCCACGTCAGTGGTACTACTGGCGGTAGCGGTGGCGCCGGTGGCGGCGCTAATGGATCAATTTATACAGCCGCCGCGCCCTCGCCGGCTACAGCAAATTTAGGTGGTGGCGGTGGTGGAGCAGGTGGCCAATCTGGAATTGCTGGCGGATCAGGCGGCTATGGTGGCTCTGGCGTAGTTATTTTATCTGTTCCAACTATAAATTATTCAGGATCTTATGCTAACGCTACTGTTACTACATCAGGAGCTAATACTATTTTAAGTTTTGCTACATCAGGAACTTATACAGCATGACAACTACAATAAACGCAAGCTCATCAGGACTAGTAGAAACTTCAGATACGTCTGGAGTATTACAACTACAGACCAACGGTAATGCCGCATTAACTGCGGGTACCGATCAAAATATTACTTGTAACTCTACTGGTGCTATTACTGTATCGGTGGGCAATACAGCTCAACGACCGTCAAGTCCAACTAATGGTATGATAAGATATAATACAGCAAGTTATGGAGCATTAGAAGCTTATATCAACGGAATTTGGACTACAATTAAAGCCGGTTCTGTTAACGTTTCTTACCTTATAGTTGCCGGCGGGGGCGGTGGTGGTGGATGTTATTTAGGTGGCGGTGGTGGTGCTGGCGGTATGTTAACTGGAACTACAGATTTAGTAAGAGGAACACAATACACAATCACTGTTGGTCTTGGCGGTGCTGGTGGCCTTGGAAATATTGGCTACGCAGGTGCTAGCGGTGGAAATTCTTCTATTACAGGTCTAACCGTAGCATTAGGTGGAGGTGGCGGTGGCGGATATGTTGCAGGAAACCCACCATTATCAGGTGGATCAGGTGGTGGCGGCGGTTCCTTGGGTAGTGCTGGAGCCAGCGGCACATCAGGACAAGGAAATGCAGGTGGTAATGGCGCTCCTCCTAATGCTGGTCAAGGCGGTGGTGGTGGTGCTGGTGCTGTAGGTGGAAACTCCTCTGGTGTAACTGCTGGTGCCGGCGGTGTTGGCTTATCTTCATCTATTACTGGCTCTGCTGTTTATTATGCTGGTGGTGGTGGCGGAGCAGCCGTTACTGTTTGCGGAATTGGTGGCGTCCCTGGAGCAGGTGGTAATGGCGGTGGTGGTGCTGGTTCTGGTGGGCCAGGCAATCCTGGAACTGTAAATACTGGCGGCGGTGGTGGTGGAGCAGAGCGTAATAATGGAAGTGGAGGCTCTGCTGTGACAAACGCTGGCGGCGCAGGTGGCTCTGGTGTAGTTATTTTGTCCATACCAACAGCATCATATACTGGTACATACACAGGTAGCCCAACAATCACTACAAGCGGTAGTAATACTATTGTTAAATTTACCGCCTCTGGCACCTATACAGCATAACTAAAGGAGATTTAAATGGGTCATTTTGTAAAAGTAAATAACGGATTAGTCGAGCAAGCAATCGTTGCTGATCAATCGTTTTTTGATACCTTTGTAGATACAACACCGGGTACTTGGATTCAAACTTCATACAATACTCGTGGTGGAATTTACTACACACCTAATACAAGTACAGCTGATCCAGATCAGTCTAAGGCACTTCGCGCTAACTATGCTGGTATTGGATATACATATGACTCAGTAAACGATGTTTTCTATGCTCCGCAACCTTTCCCATCATGGACAATTTCTGCTCCTACATGGACTTGGACTGCGCCTCAGCCTTATCCTACAAATGGTGGGCAGTACATTTGGAATGAAACCACCAAATCTTGGGATCCAGTAACAACTATTGCTTCTATCTAATATAATGACAACACCAGCAAGGTTAAATAGATCTTTTATCTATAGGAGTGTACAATTTAGTGAATTTTTTGCCAATAAAGGCGAGGGATTACCAAAACACGAACATACTTATAGCCATGGAACTGTTTGCATTACTGGTTCTTGTGCTATCAGAAAAGAAAATAAAGAGATAGTATTAACGCCAAAAGATGATGCGGTTAATTTAGTTGCCAATGAATGGCATGAAATTGAAGCATTAGAGAACAATACTATTTTTGTAAATATGGAGTAGATTAACTTATACATCAAGCGGAACTTATACCGCATAAATATCTAAGTATAACATAACTTTTTAAAGGAAACAAACTATGTCACATTATGCTAAAGTAACAGATGGCACAGTAACGCAAGTTATTGTAGCTGAAGCAGATTTTTTCACAACTTTTGTGGATACAAGCCCAGGTTCATGGATTCAAACATCTTATAATACCCGTGGCGGTGTTCATTATGGAGCCGATGGTAATCCAGATGGTGGTGTAGCATTACGCGGTAATTACGCTGGAATTGGTTATACATATGACCCAACGAATGACGTATTTTATGCGCCTCAACCATATCCAAGTTGGACACTCGATCAATCAACTTGGACTTGGGCTGCTCCAACACCATTTCCCACAGACGGCAAGCAATACTATTGGGATGAGCCAACAACCAGCTGGGTATTAGTAGCTTGATCGTAAAATAGTAATTCCTGGGGTATGTTTTACCAGGGCCGTTAAAGCTAAATATAGTAATAACAATTACACAATAACATATGACTATAACTATTACCGGGGGAATGACATTTACAGGTGGCGTTAGTGCTACAGTTGGACCTCCTGTTACAGCAACTTATCTTGTAGTTGGCGGTGGCGCAAGCGGCGGATATGCTGGCGGTGGCGGCGGTGGCGGATTGGTAGCCGGCTCAATAACATTAGGGTCAGGCTCTAATTATACTGTAACTGTTGGGGCTGGCGGAAGCCCAGGATCAAATGGAACAAATACAACTGCTTTTGATTTTATTGCCTTAGGTGGTGGAACTGGTGGTGGCTATAACACAGCAGGCTCAAATGGTGGATCAGGCGGTGGCGGTGGAGTTATACCAATCCCACCAGGAACAGGAACATTATCGCCAGGTACCAGCACACAAAATTCAACTTATGGCTATGGTGTTGGATATGCTGGCGGAACTACTTCTGGCACAAGCAATAATTATCCAGCAGCTGGTGGCGGTGGAGCCGGAGCGGTAGGTGCTGGTGGCTCCGACGGTCAATCAGGTGCTGGCGGTATTGGTGCAATATCTACAATTTTAGGCACATCTTATTATTGGGCGGCAGGTGGTGGCGGTGGTGCCCAAAATAGTGCAACATCATGTAATGCCGGAGCTGGTGGCCAAGGTGGTGCCGGTGGCGGCGCTGCTAATACAAACGTTGGAGCTGCTGGAACAGGTGGATTAAATGCAGGTACAGCAGGAACAGCTGGCGGCGCAGGTGGCAACGGTGGTACGAATACAGGGTCAGGTGGCGGTGGCGGAAAAGCAGCAAATACTAATGGTGGCAACGGTGGATCGGGTATTGTTGTTGTATCCTACTCTGGAGCTCCACAATTTAGTGGCGGAACAATCACCAGTTCAGGTGGCAACACTATACATACTTTTTATTCATCGGGCACACTTATATCGGGCGCCTCATTAATGACTAACTCATTGAGATTTAGAAGTAGTAGTAGTGCTTATTTAAATAGAACTCCTACAGCAACTGGAAGCGCACAAAAATTTACATGGTCTGGATGGATAAAAAGAGGAAAATTATCTACCACTTCTTATATTTATATTAGCGATACATCAGGTGCAGCAATAATATTTTGGGTGGTTTTTAACTCTTCAGACCAATTACAAATACTTATTAATGGTTCTGGAACTTCATTAGTATCTAATGCCGTTTATCGTGACCCTGCTGCTTGGTATCATATTCAAGTTTCAGTTGATACTACACAAGCAACTACAGCAAACAGAATATTAGTTTATGTTAACGGTTCTCAAGTAACTTCATTTTCCACAACAAATTATTATTCTTTAAATGATAATATAAGAATAAATGCCCCTGCTTATCCATCACAAATGATGGCTTATTCTGCCGGAAGCGTTTATACAGACGGTTATCTAACTGACGTCAATTTCATTGACGGACAAGGATTATCAGCAAGTTCATTTGGTGCTACTAACTCTACTACTGGAGTATGGCAACCTATTTCCTATACTGGCACTTATGGTACTAACGGATTTCATTTGCCATTTACTAATACCATTTCTACTGCCGCACTAGGCACAGATACATCAGGGAATAATAATACTTTTACAGTAAACAATATTAGTTTAACTTCGGGTGCTACCTACGATTCAGTTACAGATGTACCAACACTAACAAATGCTTCAGTTTCAAATTATTGTGTATATAATCCATTAAACAATAACGGTACTATAACCAATGGCAGTTTACGCTTTAGTAATACTGCTGGAACTTATGCTAGTTGTAGTGGCACAATGGGTATGTCAAATGGCAAATATTATTGGGAAGTAACTATTACTGCTTATTCACCAAGCGGTACACTAGTTGGTATCACAGCTTCAACGGAAGTTTGGACAGGTGTTGCTTCTTATATTGGATCAACTGCTGGTAGCTATGGTTACTACAACGGTGGAACAAAATATAACAATGCTGCAAGTACATCATATGGATCATCCTGGACAACAGGTGATGTGATTGGTGTTACATATGACACTAGCACTGGAACACTAACATTTTACAAAAATAATGTAAGTCAAGGTACAGCGTATAGTGGATTAACTGGCACATTTATGCCTGGAGTATCTGCTTATAACAACGGAACACCTTTGTTAGACGTTAACTTTGGCCAGCAACCTTTTGTCTATACCCCACCACTGGGTTATGTTCAACTTAACGCATACAATATGTAAGGAATAGAAAATGCCAACAACATACGCAATACCTAACGGCAGGACAGTAATGGATGCTACTCTGTTTACCAGTAATGGTGGTGTTCAGACAGTTACAAATAATGATTTAGGAACATCTGGGTTTAAACCCGATTTAGTATGGACTAAATCAAGAACAACTACTGATGGAAATGATTTAAACGATTCGGTTAGAGGTGCGTCTAAATATTTAATTTCATTTTCTACTGCAGCAGAAACAACTGATGCCAACTTTATAACAGCATTTAATTCAAACGGTTTTTCCCTAGGAACGGGAAATTATTCTAATGGTCAAAGTATTGTTGGCTGGCAATGGCAAGCTGGACAAGGTACTACGTCATCTAATACAAGCGGCACTATCACATCAACAGTCAGCGTAAATACTACAGCTGGATTTAGTATTGTTACTTGGACTTCAGCAGGAGCTAATGCGACCATTGGTCATGGTTTGGGCGCAGTACCTAGCATGATAATTGTTAAAGCAAGAAACGCAGCGTATAACTGGGCTACATACCATGTTTCAATGGGAAATGGCGGTGGTATGTATTTAAATCTTACAAATGCATATGGTGCGGATACAGCACTTTGGCAAAATACAACACCAACATCTTCTGTATTTTCAGTTGGAACAAACGCCAATGTAAGCAATTCTAGTCAAACACAAGTAGCCTACTGCTGGACCCCGATACCAGGATATAGTCAGTTTGGTAGCTACACAGGCAACGGTTCTACTGATGGTCCTTTTGTATACACAGGATTTAGACCTAAGTTTGTGATGATAAAAGGTTCAAGTGGTTTAACCAATGCTGCAAGCTGGGATCTTTTTGATACATCTAGGAATCCGTATAATTTGACAAACTTAGTTATGCTTGCAAATAGTGCTGGAGCAGACAATACCGATGTGTATAGTTATATAGATATTTTGTCTAATGGGTTTAAAAATAGATCAATTGACACTTATGGAATTAATCAGAGCGGTGCAACTTACATCTACGCAGCATTTGCCGAAAACCCTTTTAAATACGCTAACGCCAGATGAGTAAATAAATGAAAATGTTTAATACAATAGGAACCATATGCCAATAACTATTTCCGGCGGAATGCAATTTTCCAGCGGTGGCATTGTTATGTCGGGCCCAACTGGCCTTACTGCCAGTTATCTCATTGTGGCTGGTGGCGGTTCTGGAGGTGCTTCTACTTATGCTTCTGGTAGTGGCGCAGGTGGTGGCGGTGGTGGAGCAGGTGGCTTTCAAACTGGCACAACAACTATATCAACTGGCGCAACTTATACTATAACAGTAGGAGCAGGCGGAGCGGCAGTTGGCGGAACAGCCAGTAATTATTTTCAAGGTAACCCAGGTACTAATTCTTCAGCTTTTTCAGTAACTTCCACAGGAGGCGGCTATGGTGCTAGTCCTGGCGGTGCTGGAGGCACTGGTGGATCAGGTGGTGGAGGCGGTTATTTACAAGCTGGTGGAGGCACTGGAACTGTCGGCCAAGGAAATAATGGCGGCGGCGGTGTATCAAGTGCTCCATATCCAGGCGGTGGTGGCGGTGGAGCAACACAAGCTGGCAATACAGGTGGTCAAGGTATTGGCGGAAATGGTACAGCAAGTTCTATAAGTGGCTCATCCGTAACTTATGCAGGTGGTGGTGGCGCATCTAACTATAGTGGCGGCACTTATGCTGGTGGTACTGGTGGTGGCGGAGCCGGTGGCACAAATGGAACTGCTGGAACAACAAATACTGGTAGTGGCGGCGGAGCTGCTGGTGGCGGAACTTATACTTCAGGTGCTGGTGGATCAGGAGTTGTTATTGTATCCTATTCTGGCACTCAACAATTTAGTGGTGGTACCGTTACTAGTTCTGGCGGCAACACTATACATACATTTACATCAAGTGGTACACTAACACCGTTAATATTAGTCAACTACTTAGTAGTAGCTGGTGGCGGAGCAGGCGGAGATGTTGGTGGCGGTGGCGGAGCAGGCGGTCTTTTAACAGGCACAACATCTTTAGCTACAACACAATCTTACACTATTACAGTAGGCGCTGGCGGAACAGCATCTAGTTCTTTTTCCACTCCGGGTGGATCTGGCGGCAATTCTGTTGTTTCTGGAACAGGCCTAACAACTATTACATCAGTTGGTGGAGGTGGAGGTGGCTCTGCGTCCAACCAGGCTGGATTAAGCGGTGGTTCTGGTGGCGGCTCACAACCTGGCGCTAGTGGCGGTACTGGTACAGCTGGTCAAGGAAATAATGGTGGTACTGGTTTAAATGCCGGGGCTGGTTATCCAGGCGGTGGTGGTGGTGGGGCGGGTGCGGTAGGTGTTTCACCAGTTAGTAGCTCAGTTGGAGGCAACGGTGGTATTGGAGTACAAAGTTCAATATCAGGCACAGCAACATATTATGCTGGTGGTGGTGGTGGCGCATTAGAAGCGGCAGGAACTGGCAGTACAGGCGGATTAGGTGGTGGCGGAGCCGGTTCTGTTTCTCCATCGGGAACAGCAACAGCGGGTACTGCCAATACCGGTGGCGGTGGCGGATCTAACGGAGCTGCTGGAACTTCGGGCGCTGGCGGATCAGGTGTAGTTATTATTGCTTATGCTGGACCACAACAATTTGGTGGCGGCACAGTATCCACAGTTTCTGGAAACACTATACATACATTTACTGTCTCAGGATCATTAATACCATTAAGCACTTTACAAGCAAATTATTTAATTGTTGCTGGCGGTGCTGGCTCAGGTAATCCTGGTGTTAGAACTGGTGGTGGCGGAGCTGGTGGAGTTATATATAGCACTGGGACTACACTTGATATCAATTCAACCTATACAGTAACAGTTGGAGCAGGCGGCGCGGCCGGTGCTATTGGCTCAAATAGTTTATTTGGCATTATTCCTACTACTGCAACAGGCGGTGGATCTGGCGGCACATTTAATAATATTGTTGGCGTTTCTGGTGGTAGTGGAGGAGGAGGTGGCGGTGGAACCGTAGGCGCCGCTGGCGGTTCAGGAACGTCTTCGCAAGGTAATGCAGGTGGAAGTGGTTCAACTTCAGCAAGTTCTGGTGCTGGTGGTGGTGGTGGTGGAGCTGGTGCTGCAGGTAGTAATGCTTCTAGTGATACTGGAGGCGCTGGTGGTACTGGGTTTACTATAAATATTTCTGGATCATCAGTAACATACGCTGGTGGAGGTGGTGGTGGTGGTACTACTGCTGGTGGAGGTGGTGGTAGCGGAGGCGGTGGAGCAGGGTCAACTTCTGGAGCCGCTACTGCTGGAACAACAAATACCGGTGGCGGTGGCGGCGGAACTAGCACGGGCACAAATGCTGCTGGTGGATCAGGCGTAGTAATTATATCCTACTCTGGAGCTCAACAATTTAAAGGCGGAACTATTACTACTTCTGGCGGCAATACAATTCACACATTTACTAGTAGTGGAAGTTTAACAGGTGCTTATCCTGTTACTTATTTGGTAGTAGCCGGTGGTGGTGGCGGAGTATATTTTAATGGTGGTAAATCAACTGGTGGTGGTGGTGCTGGCGGCTATCGAAATTCAGTAAGTGGAGAAACCAGTGGTGGTGGAGGTTCAGCCGAAACGCCACTTCAAGTTATTCCTGGAACTACATATACTGTAACCGTTGGTGCTGGCGGAGCACAAGGTGCACAAGGCAATAGTTCAATTTTTGGATCTATTACATCTATTGGTGGCGGATATGCCGGATTTTCTGCGACTCCTACTGCTGGCGGATCTGGAGGATCTGGAGGTGGCGGTGGTGCAAGCGCATCATCTGGAGCTGCTGGCGGGTCAGCAACATCTGGTCAAGGTTATAACGGCGGCACCGGTGTAACTAACTGGTCAGGCGGCGGCGGCGGAGCAGGCGGAGCTGGTAGTACTGGTGGCGGCGGCTACGCTGGAAGAGGTGGCAACGGTTTAGCAAGCTCAATCACAGGCTCATCTGTTACTCGTGGTGGCGGTGGTGGTGGCGGTGGCAGCGTTGCCGAATCTATAAACGGGCAAGACGGCGGCACTGGCGGCGGTGGAAATGGTGCTGGCGCACAGCGTCCTGGTAATGGTGTTGCTGGAACTGCAAACACAGGCGGTGGTGGCGGTAGTGGGTCAGATGGATATTCTGGTGGAGCAGGCGGATCTGGAGTAGTTATTTTATCTATTTCAACAGCTAATTATTCAGGAATATATACAGGGTCACCAACTATTACAACTTCTGGCAGTAATACTATCATAACATTTAACTCATCAGGATCATACCTAGCATAATTATGCAAGCTAGATACCGCGCAGACTACCCTGGTGAATTTGTCATACTTGAATCCAAATGGTCAGGTGGCAAAAAGATTGAACGCAGAGAATTCATTGAAAATCCTATTATCAACCAACATATCTCAGGCAGAGCCGCGGCAATTGGCTCGGATATGGATAGAGAATACTTCAAATTCAAATTATTAGAAAATCATCGCGGCGGATTATTAGGTAGTAAAAAATTACAAACTTATGGAACAGCAACGATAGCCCAGGAGATGCGACTAGATTTTGCTGTGGATGTTGACTATGCTAATATACAACCATTACTTGAATCTGGATACACAGAAAATAATATTGTTTATACTACAGCTAGAAACTGTATTAAAAATCCAGGTGAATTTTATTTAATTCCACAGAATCCACACTTATGTACTATAGCATTACCCATTTATCTAGCTGCATTTGATGGACACAAAGAAGTTTATATGATTGGTTACAACAAAGAATTAGATGGTGGACAGAGTAATTGGATTGAACAAATAACTAATATTATACAAGCCTATTCAGGCACAATTTTTACCATGGTTGGTAACAAATTTAATATGCCCAATGAGTGGCTATCCTGCGCCAATACTAATACATTAGATCATTACGATTTTGTTTGTCACTGTGATGTTTGAAGTTGTTGCTGTATAATAGAAATTTTATCTCTAACCGCTGCAAAATTTATAGTGCTCCATAATCCTGGATGTAATGGCTTAGGCCAAGTCCCCGAATCAATCCAAGCATAGCCCGAATGTTCGTCATTTAGAACAGGTGTAAATTCTGTTTCAGTAATACAAAAAAAAGTATTATATTCAAATCCACCATCTGCACTTGTAAATTTTTCCAAAGGAATTAATTTTACATATTTAGGCATACTGCCCAACTCTTCCTCACACTCACGAACCATGGCAGCCATAATACTTTCTCCCTGTTCGATTTTTCCACCTGCAAGTCCCCAGGAATCTGGATGCTTAGGATCATCTCTCAGCAAATATAAGTAGCGATTAGTAGACTGGGAATAAAACCAAATTCCCACAGCGGACACAATATTGCTCATCTTGTATATATGTAACTGAACTGCCGCTACAAAATTATATAATAAGCGACCACTCGCCTCCGGCGTATAGGCCTTGATAAGATTTGACCCATCCATGACCAATCCACTTGTATTGTATCTCGGTGACAATATTTGTGCAATATTGCGTATTGTCAGGACTAGATTTAGCATTAAAATCAACAAACCAATTACCGCCATTGTATTCAATAATGTCATTGGGATTAGCTACCAATGGTTGATTATTAGAACCTACCCACGCTTCGGCATATCCACCTGACTCACTGCCAGTAGCTTCTGTTAGCAAGTAACGCTGACCAGTAGCCGCCGCAGGTAGTCCATAACCAGGTCCACTGGCCTGTGGATTTATAACAGCATCCAATGGCCTCAATGTATTAGACGGAACAGATTCCTCAATAATAGTAAACAATAAAAACTGGTCGTTGGTAGGATCAAATGCCACTGTTCCATATACTTTATTACCATCTTCCTGTGTAAGAGCAATCATAGAGATGCCAGGCCTTAACACACCATACATATTGACTACGGGAGTCCAGTTTAAGTTACTTGGCTCAACTGGATCGGGCGGAGGTAACTGATAATTTTGTTCATCTACAATAGCAGACTGTGCTAATATTTGTAATTTATTACCAATTAATACTACTTTATATCCAAACGGAGTAATATATTGACGTGTACCCAATAACAAATCATTGTTTTTAATAGCATTGACCAAATCACCCTGCCCGTCATAGATAGAGGCAATAATAGTTTCAACAACACCAAGTTTTTTAACTTTAGCCGGCAAGCTCAACCAAATTGGTAGTGCGAATTTAATAGTACTAATGTCAATAGGATCTTCTGTGCCCTGCGGAACGGAACGACTACTCCAGCCTGTGCTGACTAATTCAACAATACTTAAACTGGTCCAGTCTAAAAAATTATCAGTGGATTGTATTTCCAACGACGGATTAAACAATGGTAATATTTGTTCTAAAATCTGCATCTTTTGATTGGTATTACTAGTCCAAATATCCAAGTTGATGGATAGTTTATAAGGCGCTGGCATATAGCGTTCTATTTGAAACGCATTGCCCTGTGTAGTTTCATATGTATTTGTAGTAGCATCATACTCACGCTGACGAACAGTTTTGTTATCAACATAAGTTGGATTCTGCATACGAGGACGGTCAAAGTCTAATCCAGTGACATAAAAAGTCATCAATGGAGTTGACGGCATATTACTAGCACTATTTTCCTGTATAATAGTCTGCGCTTGACGAGAACTATCGCCATAACGAACGGGAACACGATATAATGTATCACCAGTTCCGGGTGCCGCTGATTCATTGCGGCCAAACTCAACCTGAAAACCAGAAAACATTCTAGCAAACTGAATTAAGTAGCGTCGTATTTGAGAATCAAAAAAGAATTGTTGCATTATTGTCCTAGTGGTCTTGGTTTAGGTGGCTTGTTGCCGTGGTCATTGCCATTGTCGGCTTGAGGCTTGAGTAATTCAGATAAACTCTGGCGACTTGGAATCGCACCCTGATCTGAAGTATTAACGGTATATGGATTGTTAACAAAGGATGAACGCTGTGTTTTATTCTCGAGACCCCAATCAAGAGGAGTGCGAACATCATCGGAAATAGCAATCCACGCTGATCCGCTGAAACGGAATAATCTATTGGGGAAATAATCTAGACGCAAACAGTAGTCTCCTTTTGTTGGACCCATAGGAAACGATACACCTGGTGTCACTGGCAGTCCATTTGGCGCCATGGTGTCGCCAGTTAAGTAGCCCATGGTATAACCAAACGACTGTGGTGTTTCCCCTTGGCCCTGTGTTGTAGAACTTACAGGCGGATTCAATGAATCAGCATACAATCCATTGGATGAAGGTTGACCCGAAGGTGTGTTTGGTAATATGTAAAAAGATACATTGTCATATCCCGATAACGGAACATCCACGTTAGCTTGTATAACAAGTGCGTCATTAATCGCTAAATCTTTGTTGCGAGTAGAATCGGCATCGCCTAATGTAGTAGGCTTGACAATTAATGCCCAGTGAGTAGGATCAGTAATTGGTGTCCCAGGTGGAACATTTTGTGTAGCCTCGTAATACTTGTCGCCATCTTTAACAACTTCATTCTGTGGATAAAAATTGCCTGGATCCCAAATATTATCCGGCATAAAGGGCTGGTCAATAATTTGTTTGTATTCCTGCGCATTGACCATAGGCGTTGCT